GCATCTCAAATTGAAAATGTAAAACAGAAAAGTCTTGCTCAGGATTGAGTCTTTGCAAATCTCTTGTGATAGAAGAAGCAAAAAGTGTTTTACCAACACCAGGTCTTGCACCAACTACATAAAGTGACTGCCATTCTAAACCATTAAGACCAATTTTGTTGAAACCACTCCATTGAGTTTTGAGTGATTTAGCTCTTCCTGACTTGCGTTGTTCTAAGTAGTTAACGCCTTCTGCCATGAGATCACCATAACGTTTCCACAACTTATTGTGTGGAGGATGATTGGCAGGTTTTGATACAGGATTTGTATAAGGAACAGAGGGTGAGGTTGGTTTAGGCACATCACCAGTGCCTTCACTTACTGCAGGTTCACCCACAGTAAATGGTGTTTTTGAATTAAACATGTACGTTGCGTTATGCGTTTACGATTGAGTTACAAACTTAATAAAAATATCTTAATTGGCAAAGTTACCAAGTGATATTTTTACCATTATTTTCAGAAATATGTGCATTTATTTTATTAAATACATCATTGCAATTCCACTCTTGTAGCTTTTGATAAGCTGCAGAAGCAGGATGTGTTGTAACTAATTTTACATGTCTGTCATCTACCATTTCAGCGTATTCCTCTGCCTTTTTGCCTAGAAAAACCCATATTAACTTTTTATCCATTGCATTAAGCATATCAAAAAGATAAGCTATGAATGGTTCCCAGATACTAAAGTGCTTTCCTATTTTACCAACCTCTGTTGTCAGAGATGTGTTAAGCATTAACAATCCCTGGTTAGCCCATGGTGTTAAGTCTGCAGGTAAGTCTTTAGGTAAAACTTTGTCATCATATACAGTTTTGCAAACAGCATTATGTATGTAACGCAAAGAAGCTTCCTTTTTCATTGTGTTTCCACAACTAAAAGAAATACCATCAGCAACTCCAAATTGAGGATAAGGGTCTTGTCCTACAAAGACAACTTGTAATGAATCTAATGGACATTCTTGAAACGCCCTAAACACTTGCTTTAAAGGAGGTGTAAAACGTTTGTCATTGTCTACTTGTTCTTTGAGTGCTATAAGAATTTTATCAAAATCTTCTGATAGGATAAAACCTTTTAGCAAATTGTGCCAACCAGAATCTTTCAAAGACTCATAAAGTTTAGCTTTAATGTCTTCTAGATCTATTGAAACTTTTTCTGCCATTTTTGTATAATTTGAAATTAATTGTTTATTTTTGTTGAAATTAAACTACATTACATGTCTGACGTAAATCAAACCAACCAAGATGATTCAACAGCAAAAGTTGAAGTAATCATGCCAAGTGCAATTGTTGACATCAAGATGAGTACTGGGTACTATCAAAAGATCCAAGCAATTGTAGGTTTCTTAGTTAAGGGTAAGACCAACGAAGAAATGCAAAACGCACACACTCAAATTAAAGAACAAAATATCACAGAAGATTGGGTAAGCCACTATGAAAGTATTTTGATTCTTTGCAGAGAGTTTGAAACTAAAGCTGGAGAGCAAGGATTTATTCAATCTGTTACTCTTGAAGAAGCTAAAAAATTGATTGGGGAATCAGGAGAAGATTAATATAAATTGCAACCTAACATGTGTCCTACTTCAATGCAGGATTCTATGGCTGCAGATATTTCTTCTTTAGAGCAATCTCCAAAACTTTTTAATTGTTTATCAGATGAGCGGGTTCCTGTAATTATATACAGACCCGCTTTTCTTTTGATTTCATCTTTCATTTCATCAAAAGTGTGACCTGTAAATGCAGCAAGTTCTCTAATTAAAGCATGGACTTTTGCTAATTGTCCAGCAGTTTTGTCAACATTGTTTGTCATTTGAAGATAAACTTCAACATTAACGTCTTCTTTCAAAGACATTGTAAAGAGTTTCAACTTGGCCGCCTCTGCATCAGAAGCGGGCACAAGTTTTCCATCTTTTTTTACGTAGTGTACAGTAATATTATGCATGATTTAGCAAAAAGGATCTGTGTAAACAATTTTCTCAGAGTCTAAATCTCTAAGAGCATCTTGAACCCAATCTTCATCAATTGTTCCTGCGTAAACAAGAACGTGAATTATTGCTTTTTGATCAGGGCTTAGACGTAACAAACGTCCTATACGTTGACTACTTTTTCTTTCATTTGAATATGAGTGCAATATAATTCCATATTTAAGGTTAGGAATATTTACACCTTCGTTCAACTGTTGTACGCAAGTAAGTTCTTCAATCTCACCATTTTTAAAAGCTTCTAATGCTTTTTCGCTCATGGAATTCTTACTATGATAACTGTGTACTGATATTCTATCAGCTTGTTCAGTTGTATTGCAAAAAACAATACACTTGTCATCCATCATGTTAAGAAGTTGTCTTGCGTATTTTTCTTTAGATGCAAATTGCATCAAAGCTTGCATGCGCATTATCCTGAAGATTTTTTGCTGTGTACCATTTAGTGCAGAATCAATTCTTCCACACCAGTAATCATAGTTCTGAGACTCAGAAGTCATAAAGAAGCCTCCTTTTTTAGTAGATACTTTGTGTGTTTTAGCAGTACTTAAAGGAATTCTATGAACTATGATTTTGTAATCATTAAGAATCTTATCTTCAACAGCATCGTCTGTAATGTAAGTGTATACAATTGGACAATACTTTTGAACCATTTCACCTTTTTCAGAATTTTTATAGCGTGGTGGTGTACCACTTAATCCTAAAACTTTGCCTCCATAGGTAGACAGATAATAGTCATGTGTATAAAGAAGACTATGACACTCATCTAAATAGACAACATCATAATCTCTTGACTTTTTACTTAAAGATAAGTAAGTTGTAAAGTCAATGTGTTCCAACAAGTACTCAAGTCCAAATTTTTTAGCGTCATCTTTCCAGCTTTCAAAGATTGAAACTTTAGGAGCTACTACTAGATATTTACCTTTTGAATTTGAAAACTCTCTTTCCATATGACGAAGACCAATTAAGGTCTTACCTACACCCATAGAAATGCCAAGACCGCATCTGTAATGTTTTGCAGATTCAGTCAAAGCCTCTTGTTGAATCAACTCTCTTTTGGTTAATTCACTAGAGTTTGTCATAATTTAGTTTTTGGAAGGCTTTACTCTTGGAGTTTGGCGTGGTTTGCGTGGAGCTTCTGTTGGTTGCTTATCTTCTTTTGCAGAATTTACTACTTTGGCCATCTCTACAGGTTGATTAGCACTTTGCATTGTTTTGCCTTTATCTTGACTAGCAACAATACGTTCTTTATCAACCCAGTAAATACCAAGTAATTTTTCATTTAACCAACGTTTAATAGCATTTGGTTTGTTTGGAGACCAAAGCATTAAACCTTTTTCATTTTGTGCATCTTCTTTTGTGTTAGCACCAATGATGTAATAACCAATGAATTTTTTCATTTTTTGTTTGTTTTTAGAATCTTGTTTGTGATAAGTTAAGTTCTTTTGCTTGTGCAGGGTGTTCTTCTACCCACTGATGACATGACATACATAAAGGTATCCAGGTTTGCATATCAAGATAATATCTACCACGACCTTTTGTATGATGGACAGTCAGATTTTGTCCCATTGTATTTAAACAACCAGGTAGTTTTGCGCGACATGTTGCATTATGAGGTTGATCCAAAAACTCTTTTCTAAGCTTTGAGTAAAGTTGATCTAAAGGTTTCTTTTTATCAGAAGACAGTTTTAAAATTCCTGTCTTTTTAGGAAATTTTACAGGGCTTTGTCTTTGCCAGCATTCTTTGCAAAATTTATTGCCCTCATGGTTTTTCCAAATAACCTTATCCTCTCCACAAGCAGAGCATGTTTTTAGTTTTGGTTGAATCATTCGCTTTGACTTATGTTTCTAAGTTGTCGTAGTCAATGTATTCATCATCATAAAGTTTTTCTTCAGGAAGTACATCTGTCAAGTCTTCAATGTATTCTTCATCTTCAATTATAGATTCTTCATCAAATATTTCCTCTTTTTCTGAAGCACTTCCGTATTTTAAAACACTCAATGCAAAAGGATCATTAACTTCTTCACCATAACCGTATGCGACATACATGTTTAACTCTTCATCTGTCATTCTCAAATATTGCTCTATTGAGATTTCTATACATTTACCGTTTGGTAATTGATATAGCATTTGAGTATCAGAATTTAAAATCTGACTACTAAAATAGTACTTTTCTCAGAACATTGACCATGTAAAGATAATCAAATAAAAGATATTATGTACTATATTGCTATAAATTTAGAGATCAGCACTGCTGACGTAAGAATTTACAAAATCATCAAACGACATGTGAAATTTATCATACATGTCTGTTGCTGATTGAATTGTAATATTCTGTTTTACTGTGTCAAGAGTTATCAGAAGATTGATGTCAGCATATAGCTGCGTACCTATTCCATATCCAGTATCTTGTTTCCAACACTCTAAAGGAATCATTCTACAAAATACCATTTTGGATAGATAGTCAGCATCATCCCATCTTTTTCTCTGATTTAATGCTTCAAATACTTCACTAACTAAAGTGTGAGCTGTGTTGTGGGTGTATAGATAGACTCTTCCATAAGGTCCAACAACTTCTACTTGCCCACTGCTTTTGTTGATTTGCATTTGTAAGATTTTAATTTTAAAGTTTAACTCCTAGTTCAAACCATAATAATGATATAAACAATTTGTGTTTAAAGTCAGAAGTAAGTGCAAGTCTTTCATGAAATGCACCTACTCCAAACTTTTTAGAGTTAAAGTCAATAAAGAATTTTACTGTCATTAATTGCCTGTTGAGCCAAATCCTCCATCACCACGTTCTGTAGATGATAGTTCATCAGTTTCTTCAAATTCAATTGATGGATAAGGCATGATTAATATTTGTGCAATTTTATCACCCACTTTATACTTTACATCAGCATAATAACGTGAGTTAAAAGTTGCTTGAATTTCTCCACGATAACCTGAGTCAATAACACCAACAGAATTGCTGAGATATTGCTCATATTTGCGGATAGAGCTGCGAGGAAATACAAGACCTACGTAACCTTCAGGAATTTCAATAGCAATACCTGTTCCATACGTGACTTGCTCCTTGTCAAAGCTAATTATGCTTGTGGCAACTAGATCTAATCCAGCATCACCTGCTTTAGCATATGAAGGAATTACTGCGTCTTTGTGCAAACGTTTAATTTTGACTTTCATGGTTTTTTTTTGTTTAATCTTCTACTTTGGTTTCAATAATAAATTTAGGGCGTGCAAACTGCACTTGAGACTTCCAACCCATATGCCTCATAAAGTTTGATGCTTTTACAAGAATGTTTTCTGCACCCATAGGATTATGAGAATGTACCCAAACAGTAAAGGGAGATACTTCCTTTCTGTCAAGTGTATATTCAATAAGCCAATTAAGGCAATCAACACCAGTCTTTTCTTTAAAGCTGTCATAAGATATGGTCTTAATGCCGCGTGCTTGCTTATCCCAATAATCAGCCATATGCTCATCAGCAAGATCATGATCAAAAGAGATAAGGTCAGGAATACCATTAAGTTCAATATGTTGAACAAATTCTTCATAATTTCTTACTACTGACCATGGTTTATATCCTTCAAGAGTTTCAATTGGTGTTCTTACATCGTCAAGATAAAGCGCTGTCTTCATTTTTCTTTTCTGAATAATTTTTATATTCTTCTAATTCTTGACCATATTCAATGATATGATCTTGAACAGAACTTTCACTCCATCCATCAGCAACAAGTAATCCATTAATGGCTTCAAATATATCATCTAGATTTGAATCCCATGGTAATTCTGCTGTGAATGTTTTACCGTGGTGTTTGACAGTAATAATCATTGGGTCTGGAACTTTGTACATGTTTGTTATTTTTTAAATAGTTCTTCTAAAAGTTTAATTTTTTCTTCATTTGACATTGGTGTTGGAACAACATAGTCTTCTTTAGTAAGCTTACATTCTTCACAAATTTGCCAAAGCTCTTCAACTGTTTTACAAATCTCATTACCATCTTTGTCATGAGCTAGAAGACCTCTTTCAGGATCTCTTTCATATAAAAACCAACTTATCCAGTCTTCCCCTTGCTCACCATAGTATGATTTTAGAAGAATTGTAATTGCTTTTGCATATCCATCAGTGACATTTGTGATATCAATTTTAGGATATAGCGCATTTACAGTTTGATCATTTTCTACTATTTGTGCAAGTAAAACTTGAAAAGTGTCTAATCTCATTATGACAAATTTAGTTTACAATATTACAAAAAAAGGTAAACATCAGCAAAAAAAAGGATTTAAAACGCACATGTGGCTTTCTAAACCCTTGATTTTGTGATATTTTCACAATTTCTTAGTCAAAGACATAAGAAACTGTATTGTTAAATGGATTAAATTCCACTTGATTTGTTTTGTAATATGTCCCAGGAAGCAACATGATAGTAGCATGTTCTTCATGTGTTATGACAGACTGTTCTTTTACAGTAAGTTTGATTGTCTGATTTCCCATATCTTGATATTCAATGGGAGTTTTGCTGTTTATAGCATGTGTATTTGCGCCTTCCCCTGTTGCAAGAACAACGCGTTTTGCAGTTTTTGATTCCATTTTACAAGTTTTATTCAGCTGAAACATTCTTTTTTTCAAAACCTTCGCATTCACCTTGCATCCAGATAGGATCATAATCATAAGGAAACTCCCACCATCCATTTTTTATAGCATGTTCGCTACCTTTTGGATGAGCAGATTTGTTCTTTTTGTAATATGACCAGTATAGTTTACAATGCACATGAGCTGATTTCACAAAAGAATTGCTT